GAGCCTGAAAAGTGTAAACGAAATCATGCGCGAGGCAGGAGCCATCTTCGCCACCTATGAAGATGGCATGGATAAGGCAACACTCGCTACCGCTGTATTCGGCAAAGGCGGGGACAAGCTGATCCCGGTTATCGAAAGTCTTGCGGAGATGGACGCGAGGTTCAAGAAGCTGGGCATCACCATCGACGAAGACTTCATCACGGCAGCGGATCGATACAAGGACACGATGTCCGATATCGAATCTCTGAATGACGTGTTTGGTCGCAAGCTGGTTTCGGAATTACTGCCGTTCATGCAGCAGTATCGCGATGTGATGTTGGAGATGGCAACGAATACCGAGACGATGAACAGGAAAGTCGCCGCCATCATGAACCCGTTGAAGGGCATTGCGCTGGTGTTCTACACGCTTTACAAAATTGTCAAGGCCACAGCCGAAGTGTTTGTGGCACTGGAGCTTGCCAAGCTTGAATTATGGACAGCGCCAAAAGGCGCGGCATTTAGCGCATGGAGAATATTCAAGGAAGGTGCAGAACGCGCCAAGCAAGACTTGAAGGACATAGGGAATGCTGCTGACTTTCTATTTCCTAACGGTGGCGCTCCAGCATTTCCGGGAGCGCCATTCCGCGACGATGAGAACTGGGACAACAGCAGAAAGAACGCACCAAAGTTGCCTGAACTCACCAAAGGAAAATCACCGTTTCAAAAAGCGGTTGAGCAGTTAGAGAAAGAGGCGATCAAAGCAGAAGACCTTTCTCGTCGCATCGAGGTGCTCCGTGACATTGAAGCTGGTGCATACGGCGAACTCAATCCACTGCAAAAGGAAAAGCTCGAAACGCTGGCAAAGATCGTTGACAAGGTGAAGGAAGAGATTGCTGTTCGCAAGGCAGACATTGACGCGCAGAAATACTTGCAGGAAGAGATTCAAAAACTGGAAACGCTTGCGGACAAGTGGCGCGATCTTGCTGACCCGATTCGCATTCACAATCGCCTGATGGAAGAAGGCGAAGAGCTGATGCGCATCGGCAAGCTGACGCCGGAGCAATTCCGCATCGGCACGATGGATGCAGAAATACGTGGCATTCTGCAAGCAAAAACGTTGCAGGAAAAACTGGACGAAGCTTGGAACGCAGGTAAAATCACACTTGAAGAATACCAACGCGTTCTCGAAAGTGTAAACAAAGAAACCGAAAAGACGGATACATTGGCGCACGATTTGGGGATGACGTTCAGCAGCGCATTCGAGGACGCTGTAGCAGGCGGCAAGTCTCTGCGGGATATCCTCAGCGGTATCGAAAAAGATTTGCTCAGGCTGGGCACCCGCAAGCTGGTGACCGAGCCGATGTTGAAGTGGTTCGAGGGCGTCATGGGTACCGGTGGCGGCGGCGGCTTTGGCGGAATCTTAAGCAGTATTTTTGGAAGCGGCGGAAGCAACTACGCTGCCGATATTGCGAGTGCTGGTGGCGGTGCGAACTTTCCTGCATTAGCTGTGAGTGGTTATATGGCACACGGCGGCGCGGTTGGTGGGGGGAAGTCATACATCGTCGGCGAGCGTGGGCCGGAACTGTTCACGCCTTCGATGTCTGGAATGGTGACTCCAAACAGCAAGCTCGGCATGACGGTGAACAATGTGTTCTATTTATCCACGCCAACGGATAAGCGCACGCAGGATCAAATTTCAGCAATCGCCGGTCAAAGCGTGCAGCGCGCACTAGCGAGGAATACATGACGTTCCGTAACACGCAATTCCCCACCACTATTCGCTATGGCGCTGTTGCTGCGCCGACGTTCAACACGACAGTGGTGCGCACGCTGGCCGGGAAAACTCAACGCAACAAGAACTGGACATACCCGCTGCGGAAATTCAACGTCGAGCGCGCGCTTTCAACCAGCACCCTGCGTGACGCGCTGCTGGCATTTTTCTATAACATGAATGGCGCGGCGGATACTTTCCGTGTGAAGGACTTTTCTGACTTCGAAGTGTCTGCGTCTGAGGGTGTGTTCACCAGCTTAGGCGGCAATACTTACCAGATGTGGAAGCGATATACATACGGGTCGTTCACAAAGGACATCCCAATATTGCTTCCTGTCAGCGGCACGATATCCATTAACGGCGGCGCGTTGGTAGAGACTACGCAGTGGACAACCAGTTACACAACGCCCAGTGGAGTTGTTTCTCTGGTTGGCTCCCCGACTCCGCCGACGCCATCGACATGGAGCGGGCAATACGATGTGCTGGCGCGGTTCGATACCGATGAGCTTCCTATCTCAATCGAGGACATTGGTTTCTATACCGCCAAGCAGATCGTATTGACCGAAGAGCGGAACACAGCATGAGAACAGTTCCCGCAGCGCTGGCGACTCATTATGCACTGGGAGCTACGACGCTCGCCACTGCACTGAAGATCACGCGCGTCGATACTACTGTGTTCGGCTATACGTCGCACCACGTAGACGCCTCTATAAGTGGTGTCACCTACAGTGCGACGCCGGGATTGGATATTCGCGGCATAGAAGTAGCGGCGTCGCTTGCGGTTGGAAACCTTGAGCTGACTACGCTGGACGATGGGACGTTGTTCACGCAAACAGATTTGTTTAACGGCGTCTGGAACAACGCCGCGTTTGAAATTTTCCGATATAACTACGCATCTGTGGCGGATGGAGTTGACACCTTACTCGTCGGCACGATGGGTGAGGTTGAACTGCGCAATGGGCATATTGTTTTTGAATTGCGCGACCTGCGGCAATACATGCAGCAGGTATCTGGCGCTGTGAGCAGCAAGACGTGCCGTGCTCGGTTTGGTGATTCGATGTGCGGCGTATCTCTGGTTGGTTCGCCTACTAATCACACGCACACGGGCACCATAACAAACGTAACCAGCAACCAGATATTCCGCGATAACGGACGATCCGAAGCAGAGGGATGGTTTGACGAAGGGACGATTACATTTAACAGCGGGAACAACGCTGGTGTGTCGCGGAAAATCAAGTCCTTCAACTACCAAGTGTCACCTCTGGACGGAACGTTCATTGTGGCACTTCCGTTTTTTGGAACCGTAGCAATTGGTGACACCTACACTGCCATTACGGGCTGCCGAAAAAGACGTGAGGAAGATTGCCGGGACAAGTTCAATAATGTCCTGAATTTTCAGGGCGAGCCTGATCGCAAGGGCGTGGATAGCGTTACGAAGTCACCATGATAACCAGAAACGACATTGTAGCTGTGGCACGAAAGTATGTCGGGACTCCTTTCCATCACATGGGGCGGTCTCCCGGTGTTGGATTGGATTGCGTTGGCGTTCCTATTTGCGTGATGCGGGAGTTGAAAGCGACTGCGCCGGATTTCGACGTGCCTAACTATGCCATTTCGCCTGAAGGCACCGCTCTGATGGCTTGGTGCAATGAATCGCTGCCGCCAGTTCAAAAAAGCGAGATTCGCGCGGGGGATTTAATCGTGCTGATCATTGATAAATTTCCGCAGCACGTTGGTATCGTTGGGAGTTTGCCCAATGGCGAGTTAACTATCATTCACGCGGCAGGTGGAGCCAATCCGCCGCGAGTTCTTGAAACGAGAATGGCATTTGGAAAGTGGATGCGCTTTGTTGCGGCGTTTTCTCTTTTGGAGTCGTCATGGGTCAGCTAGTTTTAGCTGCGGCAGGTGCGCTTATAGCCCCCACCGGGTATGCCGGGTTGGGATGGGCAATAGGCTCGACCATTGGAGGGATTCTATTCGCTCCGAAGCAACCCACGCTGGTAAACCGCCAACAGGTGATGGACGATTTGCGTGTTGCTGGAACCGAGTATGGGCAACCAATCCCAAGAATAGCTGGGTCGCGTAGGACAGCCGGGCAGTTGTGGTGGAATTCAGACCGGCGTGCGATTGAAAATATTACAACGCAAACGTCAGGCGGCAAAGGCGGTGGTGGGCAGACCACGGTTACAATTACCATCACTTATGACGTTGACCTGTTGATTGGGTTGACAAGCAATGAAATCGCCGGCATTTCCCGAATCTGGAACAACGGAGAGTTGATCTGGAATGCGACGGAAGGCGCGACTGTTTCAGATATAAATAACAGTTCAGGCACCGAAGCGTGGTCACGGATGACCGTCTACACTGGCTCATCTACGCAGTTACCCGATCCGACGTATGAGGCGGCAGTCACGACTGCAAACGCCATTGCGTATCGCGGTCGCAGCTACGTGTTTTTTGAGTCCTTCCATCTCGGGCAGAGCGGAGCAATTCCGAATCTCACTTTTGAAGTTGTAGCAGACGGGAGCGTCGCATATAGCAATTTGAATTTTGCTGCGGTAGCGGGTGCTCCGTCAACCAATTTCAGATACTCAGCGTATGGTGATGGTGCATACGTTGTCGGTAGTTACAACACGTCCAACAATCTTGCATACACGCATGATAATGGTGCAACGTGGACAACTATCTCGCCATTCAGCGGTGAGGGAGTGAACACCCTAGTCTACGGCGATGTGAATGGTGCGCCTGTGTTTGTTGCCACCACGTCAACTAAGATATGGTATTCACTGGATCGGGGTGCGACGTGGACTCTGGCGACTACGGTGTCAGGCTTTGCCGGAGGGCGAGGGTGTTTTGGCAACACCACTTTTGGGCCGCGCTTTGTCCTGCTTCAAACAACCAGTTCATGCTTAACATCGCCAGACGGCAAGACGTGGACCGAACGCACGTTACCGGCCACGTTGACATGGCGCGCGGTGATCTTCCTGCCCGCGTATGATAAGTTTATTGCCATTGCCAGTACCGGTTCCGGAAATCAGGCTGCTGTTTCTACAGATGGCGCAGCCACATGGGCAACAGTGGCAACCCCGACCTCTCCAGTGGCGTCTTATACTCATTTTCAGATTGCTTACGATGGCGCAGCAACTTTGCTTTGTGCTGGCAACGGCACCGGAGAGATGGTGTCGTATGACGGTGGGGTTACGTTCACTCACTATACGCACGCAAGTATGAACGGTGGGTCTAACATAATTTACGCAGAGCGGTTGTGGGTGAAAGGCGGGAACAGCGATCAGGTGACTACATCAGACGACGACTTGGCGACATGGGATACATGGACGGCGGATGCAACTGGCGCTGTTGGTGATCTAGCCTACGGGGGAAACAAAGTTTGGCAGCAAAGCGACGGCACCCCATACACAATGACCTCCGCACTTACGTTGATTGAAACCGTAACCAAGTCGCCACCAACAGTAGCGCAAGTGCAGAGCCGCATCTGTCTCGCGGCAGGTTTAAGCGCAAGTCAGTTCGATGTAACTGGGCTTTCCACGATCACCAATCTTGTAAATTCGTTTGCGTGGAATTCGCAAGCATCGCCGCGCACAGACACAGAATCGTTGATGGCTGCGTATTTCTATGACGCTGTTGTCAGTGACAAGATATATTTCAAGCCACGCGGCTCGGCTTCTGTGGCGTCTATCGCTTATGCCGATCTGGGTGCTAGTGAAGGCGAGGACAGTGTTGAGCCGTTGGCGTTAAAGCAAACGAATGATCTTGAGATTCCGTCGCAAATTTCCCTGTCGTATGCAAACATAAGCAATGACTATCAGACGGACGCTCAGTATTCCGACCGCGTTATAAGCGCCACCGCTGGCAACACATCAAACGTCACGATGACAGTGGGCCTCACGCCATCCCTAGCCAAAGCAATCGCGGACACCATGCTGTTGGATCAAGTGGCGAGTCGTTTCAATACCAGCATCCAATTACTGGGTGAGTTCAGCCGCTTGGAACCGACAGACGTTGTTTCGATCACGGACGCATATGGCAGCATCTTTAGGATGCGGCTGGTGAAGAAAACTGATTCACATCCGATGCTGGCCTTCGATGCGGTGCTGGACGATGCCAGCGTGCTTTCGTCGCAGGCGATAACCAGCGTTGACTACACCAGCAGCACAACTATTGCCGCTGCGCAGGATACGCAGATGCGGCTGATGGACATTCCCATTTTGCAAGACACGGACAACGATGCAGGTTTTTATGCCGCCACGAAAGGGGATGATTCCGACTATCCGGGCGCGGCCATTTTCCGGTCACCGGACAACACAACGTATTCAATGCGGGTGACGAATCCGTCCCCCGCAGTCTTCGGTTTGTGCACGACTACGCTGGGGAATTGGACTGGGCCGAGAGTTTTCGATGAGCTGAACACTGTGACGGTGAACGTTGATGAAGGCACACTGGCTTCGAGCACGCGCGATACCGTGCTGGATGATCTGAGCGTGAACGCGATGCTGATCGGCAGCGAACTTATCCAGTTCGTTACGGCGACATTGGTTTCCACTGGCATCTACACGTTGTCGAGGTTGCTGCGTGGAGGTCGGGGAACAGAATGGGCGATGACCGGCCACACGGCGAATGAGAGGTGCGTGTTGCTCAGAACGACCGGCATACGGCGATTGGAATTGCAAAACAATGAACTTGGACAACAGTATTATTACAAAGGCGTGACTCTTGGGCGCGCGATTAGCACCGCGAACGCTATCACTTTCACCGGAGCAGGCGTGGGATTGAAGCCGTTTGCGCCGTATGATGCGCGTATAATACGTGAAGCAAACGGAGATATTACATTCACTTGGCAGCGGCGCAGCAGACTAAGCGTGCGCATGATAGGATCGTTGGGCATATCTGTTCCATTGGGAGAGGACTTGGAGGAATACGAGATCGACATCTTCGCTGTTGGTTCACCGACATTTGGGACTGTGGTTAGGACGCTGACCGCTAATGATACAACTGTGACTTACACAGCAGCGCAACAATCAACTGACTTTGGAAGTCCTACGCCATCAACTTTTAACTTGAGCATCTATCAACTGTCCTCGATAGTCGGTCGCGGATATGCTTATGAGGTGACGTTATGATCACGCATCATAGATTGAAAGAATTATTGTCATACGATCCAGATACAGGATTGTTTAAGAGAAGTATCTCGACTGGGCGACATGGATGCCATAAAAAAGGCGCTTTCGTTGGATGCCACTGCAAACATCACGGTTACATATTCATTCGTCTTGACGGCGTCCTCTATAGGGCGCATCGATTGGTGTGGCTCTATGTGCATGGCGAATTTCCTATTGCAGATATAGATCACATAAACGGCATACGCCACGACAACAGGCTGTGCAATTTACGCGATGTAACGCGATCTGAAAATTTGCAAAATACCTTGAAGGCTAAAGGCGAAAGCGGATTACGTGGTGCATACACTCACAAAAATGGCAGATGGAGATCATCAATTTCTGTTGACGGCGTTGAGAAAAAATTGGGATGGTTTGCGACGGCGGAAGAGGCGCATCAAGTATATATGCAAGCAAAAAACACATTACATCCGTATAGGCCAACATTATGAATTTACAAACTGTCAATGCCTCTGCTTCACCAGAGGTAGCCATGAACGAGAATGCAGAGACGCTCGATCATCAAGCAGTCTACGGTAAGCGCCAGCCAGTCACTACGGGATTGACATGGGGCTACTACGGCGGGCGCTGGGGTGGATTTGCTATTACAGCGGGCACGCTCACGCTCACCAATGCAGCAACGAATTACATCGTAGTGCTGAAAAGCACCGGAGCAATATCCGTTAGTACTGCCTCAACCAACTGGGACAACACGGAATTATATTCCCGCGTCTATAAGCTCACCACGGCGGGTAACGTAGTTACTGCGGAAGAAGATCACCGCGTCGGCGTCTACGGCGTGATGGGATTCGATGCCAGCGTAGTGGCCGTGAACGAAGCGACGGACACAACCTGCTTCGTCACGTTCGTGACTGCGGCCACAGGCCAGCAGCAGATCAAGACCAACACCAGCTTAACGTTCAACTCCAACACCGGCGCGTTCGGCGCATCAACATTAACCGTTACGGGCGGCGCGGGTGGAGCAAGCCTTACACTTCCGGCGACAGGGCGGTTATATCTGGATGGCGGTAGTAATACTTATATCGTAGAAAGCAGTGCTGACGCGGTGGATATTGTCATTGCGAATTCATCCATGCTGCGCACAAACAGTTCCGGTGTTGGCGTTGGAGCCGTAGCAAGTTCCACGATTGGATTCCGTGTGACTAGAAGTTACACGGATATCTCTGCCACTACAGTATCTGCACGCTCTGACGGCACCCATACATTAACAGCAAATAATGCTCTTGCATTTAGAGGCATGGACAGTAATCCCACGCTTGACCAAGGCGCGTTCGATGCTACTTTGTCAGCGGCTTCTGGTGGTAGTGTCCAAGGGTTAACTGGACGCCCTATTGTCTCAGGCGCGGGCGGGACGGTAGCTGCGGCGCTCGGAGTATTTGCAGACGTTCGCAACACCGGCGTAGGTAGTCCAAGTGCGGGCGTTCTAACGGATGCCATAGGATACGGTACAGTATTTGTGAACAGCGGCAACGGGTCGATAACCCGCGCCACAAGTTTTTACGCCCCCGCAAATACAGTGGGCACAACGCGCTACGGGTTCCGTGGATTGTTGGCGTCGGACAGCACGAATGCGTGGAACCTGTTTATGGACGGCACTGCGCCGAATCACGTAGAAGGAAATCTGGTTATCGGGGGCACTGCGTTTGACAGCACTGGCACGCAGACTCTTACGGTTACGACCGGCACCGCGCCTGCCGCTGGTGTGGCTGATACTGTTGCGTTCTATTCAAGTGACGATGCAGCAGGTCATACCGTGCCTAGTTTTTATTGTGAAGGAACTAATGTCGTGGCAACAGGACAAGCGGATTCCGCTTCTAGCGTTCGAGTAAAAATGCGGATCAATGGCACAGTCCGCACGTTCTTGTGCATTTAATAAAGGATAATAACCATGCCTGATGTAACTTTTTCTTTCACCGCAGGACAGATAGCTCGCCTTCAACATGCAGTGGGTGTTGAGATGGGGCTGACAGACGAGAATGGCGCGCCTCGTGATGCGACTGCCGCTGAGACCAAGGCGTATGTGATTCGGCTTTTACGTAACCGAGTTCATATCACAGAAAAGCAAGAGCAAGAACAAGCAATCACGGTTACGCCGTTTGACCCGTCATAAAGGAGCGCGTTATGAAAATTACCGCAGGCGAAGTCTACGATGCCTATCAAGCATTACAGGTGTTGGCCAAGGAAAAGCTACCGGTAAAGGGTGCGTACTGGCTGGGCAGATTGGTGCGCAAACTGGAACCTGAATACCACGCGGTGGAAACGCAAAGGAACGAACTGGTCAAGAAGCACGGCACTGAGAAGGACGGCCAGATTCAAGTTTCTGGCGCAGCAATCCCTGCGTTTTCGGCGGAATTCTCGCAGGTGCTTTCGTCTGAAATTGAAATCGACTGCCCACTGATTAAACTGGAATTGTTAGGTGATGGCCCAATTAGTGGGGGGTTGTTGATTTCGTTGCAACGATTCATTAGCGAGGAATAAGCAAAGTGAACCAGAGCAATTTTGAACACGCAGGTTACGCGGTGCTCATGCAGCTACCATTCGCGCTGTTTGGGTACGCGTGGGTCGGGGCAGTGTTTGCAATTGCATGGTTCATATCCCGCGAACATGCTCAACGTGAGGTGCAAGTTGCAAGGGCGTCTGGCCGGTTAATCGGTGACTTGAAACCGTGGGAGGGTTTTCAAGGGTGGGACAAGGATCGTTGTCTTGACGCGGCATTTCCTGCTGCGACAACTGTTCTTTTGACTTTGCTGAGCCAGATTGATTACTAAGAACGGAGATTTTTAATGCTTGAGCAACTTGCAGCGGCGTTGGGCGTAAAATCAACCAATCTGGTGGCCGGATTTCTCGGAGCACTGGTTTCTTTGCGGTTTCTGAATGAAGCTAAGACTTGGCCTGCACGCGTGATAATGGCTTTGTGTGGAACCATCTGTGCAGTTTTTGCTGCTCCAGCTCTTATCGACTACTTTTTAAGTGGCGCTTCAGCGAGAGTGGAAAGCGGATTGACTTTTGCTGTTGGATTGTTTGGCATGACAGCCACCGGATCATTTATAGCAGCTATCCGTGAATTGAAAATAGCAGAGCATATTTCTACATGGTTCAAAAAACCCGGAGCGTGATTGTGGATACAGCAACGATGATTGGATTGGTTGCATTGGCGATTCTAGGGTTGACTTGCACAGTTCTAGCGTTGTGGTGCGAGTACAAAGATGGAGTAGTCGGACATTTGTGTTTGGTTTCGATAGCGACGATGGTGTTGTATACTGTGGCTGATGCCGCTGAAAACCACTACGAGTTTTTGCCTGCAATGGTTGTTGTGTACGTTGCAATGGCAGTGTTCATGCTACGGCACGCACTGCGCGCATGGCGTTACAGAGACAAAGCAGACAAAAATTAAAGGAGATTGACATAACTCTAACTGAACACTTCACCCTAGAAGAATTTACCGTCAGCAACACCGGTGAACGCTTGGGTATTGACAACACGCCAGAGAGCCTGCGCATCCGTGCGAACCTGATCCGCACGGCAGAATTGATGGAGCGGATCCGCGAGCTGCTAGGACGACCAGTGATAATTACCAGCGGCTACCGATGCCCGGCGCTGAACAAGGCAGTAGGTGGGGCGGTATCGAGCGCACACATGGAGGGGCTGGCAGCGGATTTCATCGCCCCCGCGTATGGCACGCCGTACGACGTGTGCCGCGCGCTGGCGCAGAACCTGACCGAGTTCGGCATCGACCAGTTGATCTTCGAGCACACCTGGGCGCACGTCGGGCTACGGGACGGGGAGCCGCGCAAGCAGGTGCTGACGCTGATGCCCGGCGCGGGCTACGCCAGCGGCATCGTGCTGCGATGATTTGCGAGACGTTTTGGCGTGGGCTGCACTCGGTGTGGTCACTATGTACGTAAAGCACAGTTTATGAAATGCCCGCCAAGTTTCCAGTTAAGCCTGAACCGGCTGAAAAACAGGTGGAGCGAGCCATGGACTTGTTGGAATTACACGGAGCGACAAAACCGGTTTTGTGGTACGCCCTTGACGAAGTATTGACGAAGAAAAATAAGACAATAGCCAGACTTGAATTGATGAACAAAATTTTAGAAGCGAGGATAAAATGAGCGACAATTGGCATGGTATATGGGATGACGTACGGCAACGGCTTAGTGACTTTGCAGATCAGTTTCGCAGGGTAGCGACAGACACTATGCGCGGTAAACCACGACTATTTTGGGCGGTGATGGCGCATGTTGCGCTACCCTACGTGGCAGCGCTGCTGTGGTGGCTGCTATGATTTCATTCTTTGCGACGCCGTTGGGCAAGTGGGTAGTTATCGGGCTGCTGTTTTTGGCGGGCGTTGCCTACGGTTTTATAAAAGGCAACGCTTACGGCACGGCCAAGCTGGACGCTCACATCGCGGCGCAGATGAAAGAGGAGACTCGCATCGCCAGGGTGCGCGAGAAGGTAACGCGCGAGGTGGTGACGCGCTACATCGAGAAAGCGGGCAAGACTGAAACTGTAACCAAGCAAATAGAAACGGAGGTGACAATTTATGCGACCACGAATCCTGATGGCATGTGCATTGATGCTGAGTGGACTAGGCTGCACAACGCCGCAGCCACGAGCGCTGTTCCCGCAAGTGGACTCAAGCTTGATGGTGCGCTGCGAGCGCCCAGCCGTGATACCGAAGGACTCAGGTTCTACTACCGCGTCCCGAGCGCTCCAAATCGTCACGGCGAACTACGCGAAGCATCATCGCTGCGCGGATCGGCTGGACTCGTTGCAGGACTGGGTCACTAAGCAGAGCGAAGTGAAGTAGCGAGCGCGCTACTTTTCTATTTTTAGGTTCTGCGCCGCAACTACTACAGTAACGTCGTGCTCATCGTCGGGATTGAGCGCGGTCACGTGAATCGCTCCGTTTTCCAAGTACACGCGGAATGCGCCGTGCTCTGAGTCGTGGGTGACTCGCAAGTGCTCTCCGACTTTCATTTTCAATAGCATGTCATTTTCCCTTAGAGGCTAGGTGCTGTGCGTGGAGGTGGAGGGCGTCGTAGTCTTTCTTATCGATAGAAACAAATCCGCCAAATCCAGACCATGTTTCAGGATACTCCGGCAGCATACTCGCTTCCTCGATAGCCTGTAACCGGAGAAGGGCTGCAATCGCAGCGTTTACTTCGTTTCGCTCTGCTGGTGCAAACACATCACCGTAACGAGACAGTAAAACCGCTAACGCCTCAGCAGTTGTGCTACGCCTGTAATTCTTGCTCAGACCTGTGCTCACTTTAGATGCTCCATAGAGTCCCACGACCACGCCATGCTCAAATGGCCGCAGGTTTGACATACAAGGATATGAATATTCGGCGGCGTCTTTTCTTCTGTGGTTATGAAATTGTGGCCACTGACATTTGCACCGCATTGAATTGACCTCCACAGCGTACGAACTAAACAGAGTGGGTGAATCACTGCGATTCTCCTTTGCGGGCGGCGTCGATAGCGGCGTCAAATAGTTCCTCGCAACGACCTCTACGTGCTAGTTCTGACAGCACTCCACATTCCACATCACAACTACGCAGCCACCGATACCGCACCGCATCTTGCTCAAACTCCGCCAGCTTCGACTGCGCTGCGGCAAGGGCGGCTTCGGCTCTGGTAAGTTCATCACCACGAAGTTTCCATGCGAGTTTTACGGTTAGATATTTGTCATTCAATGCAGCGAGTTCCCATTCAAGTTGGCGGGCGAAGTGAATTGCTTCATGCGGATAGTTGTAGCTATCCCATTTATCGTGAAACGCATCCGTTCTCGGTGTGGATGCAGTGAATTCAACGTTGCCAGTCTGAGCATTTACACTGTTTCCTTGTCTTACTATATTGGTTACTGTTGTCTCGCATCTAGGCGTTGCACACCATTCTTTACAACGAGGAAAACCGTATGCTCCCGCATTACAATAAAAATTCTGTATTAGCGAATCAGTATCCCGTGCCGCGGCATTCTTGTTGTGATCGGTCATTTCTGTTCCTTTGCGGCTGCGAGCATGGCATAGTGCGCGACTAATATGGCATGTGAGAACGACCCGTTATAGGTTCCGTCGTCATTGCGCGGCATCTCACTTCCCATCGCCTTAATAAAAGCATGGAAGCCTTTACGTTTTGCTTTTTCTGATAGCGGCACGAACACGCCTTGCTGTGGTGTGTGGTTCGCGGCTTGCTGACGGATGGCTTCGGCGCACTTGCCCGCCCCGTAGCGAACGTCGTGATAACCGTCTTTGCGTAATCCCTCACAAATCTTCGCCGCTGCTTCCATTCCTGCTGCGTAACTTGGAGTGGGTTGGGGAGAGGTGTAGAGTTTGGTTCCTGCTGGTAAATCATTCAACCTTTTAAGGTCTGCCGCAGAAAACCATATACCACTACGTTCATCGTAAGGGTCAGGAACAAGTTTAGTAGCTACCGGCTCCGCTTCCGCAGACCGCTGCGCGTATTCGGTGAGGGCGTCAGCGGCTTCGTTGATAAGGTCAGCAGCACCGTGCGAGCCTGTTGCCCGCAACTGTGTCGCGAATCCATCAAGCCTATGCAGCAGCTTCTCGTCGATCAGTTTGTCCATATCACTTTCCTTTGAGTTTAGTGACCTTAGCTTTTACTTCCGCCTTGTCAGCCTCGGCTAGTTTCGCAGCTTCACGTCAGTTCTCTACGCGCTGCCACAAGCATCTTTTTCAAGTCGGCCTGTTTGCTGATCTCGGTGGAAAGGTCAGCGGTCAGCATCCGCACGTTGAATTCGCTGTACCAAAGGTCGAACATTATCCACACGATGTTGATGCGAGCTTTGAAATGTCGCCAGGTCGAACGAGGACGTTGTTCATCTAGCCAGTGTTGCATTAAATGACGGGCGTAGTCGGGGCGTTTGTCCATTTGGTTTCCTTTGTTAATTACTGATGACTATGTTAATCCATTCACGTGAGAGCTGATTCCAAAGGTTCCACGCTGCCTCATCGTGCGCGTACCGTTCAACAAACACAATTCTTTGGCACGAAGTGTTAAGAAGTAATTTAACGCATGTGATGCACGGCGAGACGGTCACGTAGCACGACTTGATCTTTTGGACATCATTGCATTGGAGAAGCGCGTTTTGCTCTGCGTGGATCGCCTCGCAAGCGTCGAGGTGTCTCCCGCTTGGCCACCGCTTGCCGTCTGACCTGAGCCCGCCGGCGCAGGCGTTGCCGAACACGTCAATCCGTCCAGTTGATTGGCCGGTGAGTTGCTTTGACTTGTCTATTCCGTTTGCATAGACGAAGTTAAAGCCAGTTGATTCATTGCAGTGCGGCAACCCTGACGCGCGGCCGTTGTAACCGGTCGCCAAGATGTGACCGAGGTCGTCAACTAAGACGCACCCGACGCTCCGCCTGAGGCAAGTGGCGCGAGCGGCCACCGCCTTCGCAAGCGCGATGAAGTACTCGTCCTTTGACGGCCTCATGGCATCACCGTTGGCCGAATCACCCACGGCTTGGCCCACTGCCTCGCGTGGTTGTCGCGGCATGCGACCAACGAGTCATCAATGGACTGCCAATCTCCTTGTGAAACCAAGTCTTGAAGCGCTGTGCCTAGCGACACTTGGCTGTTTGGCTCAATGAAGCACCTGACCGCGCTGTCGAAGTTCCTCTCGTAGAGGTGAGACGACGCCGCGGTCAGGTAGAGTGCGCCGAGGCGAACGCCAGAGGCCGTCCGCGCGTTATACATGCATGCAACCTTGGCCGCGATCATCGAGAAGTTGAACGCATCATACGGAAGCCCCAACCACGCGTCCGATGACCGCATGAAGACGTGGCAGTGAATCAGGCCATTGCGCAACACGAACGCCAGCGCCACCGTGCACGGCACATCTCTGGTCTTCGGAGGGTTTGTCCGCCACGTCGTCAACACGGCCTGCCGCGTGCCCGGGTCGTCGACCAACGCCTTCACCACGTAGTCAAGCTGCGCGACAACGCGCGGGCCGTAGGCGCCAAAAAAAGTCTTGCCGTCATCGCTGAATTGAGCAATGTGTTGGTTATACGGCGCGATGCCCGCGACCGTCTCGTCTCCGGCGAGGATCCACAGCGCCTCGGCCGCCAAGAACTTATAACTCAAAGCGCGCTCCGGTGACCGCACGACTGGATCGGTCATGTCACATGAAAAGGTGTGGTGTTGGAGCTCGCGCGTCAGCTGACCGCGCGGACTGACGAGCGCGCCCTCACCAAGAATCTTTTGAAGAGTCAGCTTCCACGCCGTTGTCACGTTGTTCATAGGACCTCCTGCAGCAAGGAAAAAAGCGGGTACAGCTCTTTCGCCTTGACGCGCTTCCAAAACTGCGGGTGAGGAAGTCGCATGGCGTCGAGTCCGTGACCGTTGGCCCACGCCGCGGCGTGCGTCCCAAGCGCGAAGATCCGCTTGGGGCGCAGCGCGGCCACGAACTCCGCGCTGATCGGAGTGCCGTCCTGCGCGGTCGAGTTGACCCAGTAGAGGGCCGACTCAGGGACGCTTGCGTTTTCAAGGCCGTCCGCAAGCCATCCGCTGCACCCGCCTGCGTTGAACGACACGAACGGCAGGTCCCAATCAGACGAAGAGTTCATGCGGTCGCCCACGAGCAAGGTTACCTCGCCCGGAGCCCAGCGCCCGATGCCTGGTCCGAAGTTCTGAAGCGGCCGCACGCGCTCAATGCGCGCCCAGAGCTCGTTCATCTTCATCGTCGTGTAGTCGAAGTCGATCACCGTGAGGTCCGTGCGAAGGTCGTCGCTGTAGCCGGCGTAGACCGCGCGCAGCTGCGCCTCGTTGTCAAGGTACTCCCCATTGTTCACCTTGCGTCGCGTGAACGCCTCGGCGCAGGCCTTGAACGGCGGCGCGCAGCGCACGACCACCGCTCTAAGCGACAGCGCCGCGCGGTCAAGCATGCGCCGCCCCGCGACCTTGACGCGGTCCTCACCGTGGCGGTAGGCGCGGCCATAAATCGGCTCCGAGAGCCATGATCTGTCCATGAACACGTGTCCGCTGTCGCGGTGCGCTGATTTAAGCGTCTCGAGGTAGTGCCACGCGATGCTGGTCTCATTTTGGTACGGCCCGTGGTTTACTACCGCGGTCGCGTGGAGTGTCCTGAGCGCCTCGATCACCGTGGTCTTGCCGGCGCCGTCTGCGCCTTCGAAGATTGTGATCATTTTGTCAGCACCCAGATGTTGTTCCGCGACGCGTCGGGGTACTTCGGCGCCAGAAAGCACGCGACCACCTCGCCGTCGTAGTAGTTGCGCAGCTCGTCCAACAACTTGCGCTCGTGCGGCGGCACGACCTTTTTCAGATCGTTATAGCTTGCGAAGGTGCCGTAGCGCTGGACGACCTTGAGTCCGGCTTTTTTAATCTCACCGGACAATGTCTCAATGGATACCTCGTTGACGTGGTTCTTCGCCATGTGCCCGTCATGCCGGATGACCGGCGTGGAGACCAGCGCCACGCCGCCGTCGGCTAAGCAGTGCTTGATCCCCTTGAGTAGCCTTAGCCCAGCCGCGGCCGGCATGTGCTCGTAGGCCTCGAAGCACGTGATGAGGTCAAAGTTCCCACTGAGCTTCTTGAAACGGCGCGTGAAGTCGAACTTTTCCTTGAACGTCGCCCATTGTCGCGACGGCGCCCGCGGCAGTGCGTTGAGGTCCACGCCGAGGTAGGTCGCCGGTCGCACGTGGCGCATCCTTAGCGCGCGGCAGAGCGGCGTGTCAACGCCGCAGGCGACGTCCAAGAGCCGCGTCGAGGTCGTCACGTGGCGCAGGGCGAAGCCCCAGCGGAAAAAGTGCGCGGCATAGTCGCGATGCACGGCGTAGCCGTGGGACGTCGCGGTCAGCGCGGTGCGGTCGAACGTTTCACCTTCAACTATAGTTCTGCCCATGTCAGTCTCCAAGTTACCAACGGTTAAGAATTCCATCGAGGTCCGGCGCGGTCCAGCCGGGCGGCTTAATCACGTCCATCTTGTGCCCGCGGCCGGTCGCCATAAACGATTCCGCCTTGTCCTGCGCTTTCACCTTCGCCATGTTCGCGCGGTGGACCTCGGCGTGCGCTTGGGCCCAGATCGGCGCCAGGCCCATCCAGAGCGCGGTCCCGAGGAGCACGTATTCCAGGTCGAGCAACGCGTCGACCTGCTTAGCGAGATCGCCCTGCAGG